GCTGTCCCAGTTCCTTTGAATGGCCAGGACTGCCAGCCCAAAGGGGCCAGTCAGGATGGCCAGCAGGAGTGGCCAGTTGTCTCGTACCCAGTTGTAGAGCCATTGGAATGCCCCCATGATGGCATCAATGGCAGTATCAACTCCCTGCCTGAACCAGTCCACCTTTGTGTACAGCAGGACGAATGCTGCCACCAGGGCTGCAATGGCCACAATGACAATGCCAATGGGGTTCGCTGTCATTGCAGCATTGAAGAGCCACTGAATAGCTGTACCTGCTTCTACTGCTACATTCCAGATGACCTGGGCTGCCTGCCATGCCTTGATGGCCAGGACTACAGCAATGATGCCAGCAGCCAATGGGAGCAGCCAGTCGGTATTGTCCTTCACAAAGGTCACCAGGTCTCTGATGACCCCAGCAATAGCCACGATGGCTGGCATCAAGGCTTGACCTATCTGAGCCTGAGTGTCCTTGAACTGGGCACTCATGATGGCTTGCTGCCCAGCTAGAGACTTGCTCTCATCCTTGAAGGTGCCAGCAGCATCAGCACTCTGCTCCATGATGAGAGCCTGAGTGGCCATTGACTTGCCATAATCAGTAGCCTTGCCTTCAGCATCAACTAGCCCCATCTCAAGAGCCTTAGCCTGGACAGCAGTCTCCTTGATGCTGACACCATACTTCTCAATAGGGTCTCTCTCACCCTTGAGAGCACTGTTGATGGCATTCATGGCATCAGGAACATTGCCCCCGAACATTGCAGCCATATCAGCCGCACGTTCAGTAAGAGCCTTAGTGCTGCTGGCCACTTCATCAAGTGGCACCCCAGCATTCTTCATCATGGAGCCAGTGACAGCAGCTAGCTGGCTGAACTCAGCCTTGCTGATGCCCATATTCTCAGCAGTGGTATCCCCAAACTTCTCCATGTCTTTGGCATAGTCACCATAGACAGACCTGAGAGCACCTATGGCTTGCTCCTGGTCACTGGCAGCACCCACCACAGCCTTGCCAGCTTGCACCACAGCATCAACAGCAATAGCCCCGACAATGGCTTTGCCCATTGACTTTGCTGTGTCCTTGAATCCCCCTACATCCTTCTCAAGTTCACCGATTGACTTCTGTGCAGATGATACGTCACCTACAATCTTCAGGAGAAACTCTCTGTCAGCCATCAGCCTGGTGCCCTGTAATTCCAGTCCTTGAATGCCTTATCTACAGCTTCAGCCCACATCTCTGTGTATTTCCTGCCCCTAGCTCTGGCAGTGGGGTACAGGAAATACCCCTGCCTTCCCTGATGGGGTAGGAACTGCTGAGTAGTGGGTCTCCCACCACCCCCAAACTCAGCACCATAGAAGATGTCTGTATACCTGACACCAGGTCTGGCCAGAGTCCTGGGCACCCTGACAACTGGCACCCTATCTCTCTTAGCCTTCAGCCCACTGGCTGCCAGGCTCTGAAGCTTTGTATGGGCAGCAGACTGGGCACCAGCTACCAGGTCACTGGCAATGTTCTGGGATGCATCCCTGACTTCATTCTGCAAGTCTTTGGGAATCTTATTCAGCACCTTGAGCAGTTCTCTCATGCCATGAATCTCAGCAACAGTATCGCTAGCTGCTCTAGGCATTATCTCTTCCTTGCTGCTTGTCTACGCTGTCGTCTGGCTTCATCCTTCATCAGTTCCACCATGGCATTATGCTCAGCCACAGTCAGTGCCCTGTACTCACTGGGAGTGATATGCCAGTAGTGCCAGAAGTATGCCTTATCTTTCAGTTCAGAGGCACTGACTGAACCTTCTGAGGGTCCACTTCAGCAGCCTGCATCTGAGTAGAGAACTCCTTAACCTCTGACATCTTCACATTATTCTTGAAGTCATCCCAGGTTAGCCCTGGGTTCTCCTTACGCTGGGTGGCCCACATCACACCCCCTGCCAGCATCAGGGGGTCTGCTTCACCCATGGGCACACCCTTGAGAGCATGGGTGGTAATCATCTCCACTTCACCCAGCGTCAAGTCATCAAAGAAAGACATCAGGCAGCAGCATCCTCAAGAGTCCTGCTGGCATGAGTGTGAGAACCTGCTGCACCCAGGACAGTGACTAGGGTGCCATCATCTCTGCTGATATCTCCGATTACGTCCATCTCAAGGTTAATCTCAGTAACCTCATTGATGCCAGCATCAACTACAGGATATGCCACCAGTCTCACTTCTCCTGTCCAGTGAGGATTATCAGCAGCAGCAGGAGCGTTACGATAAGCAAACTCAAAGGGGACCACTGCACCAGGACCACCCACTGAAGTCAATGCTTCGTCAAGAGAGTCAGGGCCAAGTGACATCTTCAGGTCAATCGTCAGCACCCAGGAGAACCCCAGAGGGTCACAGAAGGTAGCAGCAGCATCATCATCCTCAGGCATGAGATGCACCCCTGAACTAAAGCAGGTCAGGTCAGCAGCTACCGTGACAGGGGGACCGACCCCATCTTCACCCAGGGTAATCCATGGGTCAGTAAGTCTGATAGGACGTGCAGCCATTCTGGTTCTCCTTATTCAAGGTCATATGTCAGATTGATGGAGCAGGCTAGGTAATCCACCCCACCCACCTGCATGGGATAAGGGGCAGTGGTGTCAATCAGTGTGAAGTAGGTGCCCTTGATGGCTGGCAGAATGCTGGCCACCCCATCTTCAAGGGTCTCTAGCTTTCCACCTGGCTCAATTCTCTGGGCCACTAGGATTATCTCCATGGTCACTTCATAGGCACACATCGTGGACAGCTTCAGCCAGGGGTCACCCCAGGAGATGAGCACCATGGGTGGAGCTACTGAGTCAGGGAGATGGTCAACTACACCCCACTCAGTAGGCAGAGCAGCTGCACAGATGGCAGCCAGTTCTTCTCTGGCCAGACTCAGCTTCATGCCACACCCCAGCCAGTCTCCACCTGGTAGTAGGCAATCAGCAGGCTGTCATATCTGGCCACCAGGTCTCTGGCTACCCTGACTGGCCCAGTCTCTGAGAGACCCATGATGCCAAAGGTAGCGTCAGGCTGTTTCCAGATGTCAATGCTCAGGCTCAGGGCCACTTCTGCCACTGTGGCTGGCACAGGGCTCAAGTCAGTCTCGAGCCCCACCCAGTCATTGATGGCTTCTGTGGCTGCATCACAGACCTGCTGAAGTCTGGGGTTCCCTGGGTCACGGTAGCCAATCTGGCTCGCGAGGATGGCAGGGGTGGTGTAGGACATCTCAGACGGCTCCCAGACGTGCCCCTGTGGCTCCCTGAGCCGTCTGGCTGCCCAGGTGGCATAGGCGTGGCCCTACGCTCCCCAGGCAGCCAGGACGGCTCAGACGGCTCACTCAGGCTCCTGCTCATCTGGCAGGGGCAGGAGCACTGCATCCTGATGACTCTCAGGCTCTTCGTCAGCTAGCTCAGTGGCTGTGATGATGAAGGGCTTTGAGCCACCAGTGCTGACAGTGACCTGAACAGTCCTGGCCACCCCAGTGATACCCCCAATGGGGGCAGTCAACTGGGTGGGACTGACCAGGGTGGTAGTTCTGGGGTCACTGTCAAAGCTGACCTTTGAGCCTGATGTGAAGCCAGTGCCTGTGATGGTCATGGTGAACCCAGCAGCACCCACAGCCTTAGTGGCAGGGTTAATGCTCACCACTGCTGAAGCAGGGCCACCACCCCCACCCCACAGGGAAGGTGGGTAGGAGTCCTGATATGGGTCTGTGAATACTGTCATGGCTCAGGTCAGCCCAGTAATCTTCACCACACCATTACGCTCAGCAGGTGGGGTATCAGAAGGGCCAGCTTCAGTGGTAATCGGACGGTAGAACCCCAGGCTGGTGGCAACTGCAATCTGACGACCAAAGACAGACGGCTCAATGGCTTGCATCACAGGATGACGCTTCTCATAAACCTCAATACCAAACCTGTTACCGATATACAGGGTCGTATCGGTAATGCCCTGAGTCACCACAGCCCTGAGACCTGCCACAGTCATGGTGAAGTCAGTAGCACTCCCCTGACCCATGGCATTAGCTGGTCCCACTGCTGGGAACAGGGGTCGCCCTGCCAGGTCAGTGAGACCCAGCAATGCACCCCAGCCCTGTGGACCCATGGCCAGCCAGGTAGGCAACTGGCCAGTATTGGCAAAGACAAGGGCTGAAGCTTCTCCAATGGCAGCCATGACATCAGGCATCGTGATTGCCACACTGTCAGAAGTCTTAGCAATCTCAGTGATTACAGCAGCTTCAGAGACAGCTTCAAGCCGCCTATTCATATGCGTAACCACCATGTCAAGGCTTGAGGCAATCATGTCAATGAGCAATTCACTGACGTTGATGTACCCCCCATATACCTTCATGCCCACAGGCTCAGCAATGATGTCCCATGTCTTGCTTACTAGCTCACTCTTCTCCTGGCCCTGTGGCCCTACACCAGTCATGTAGTTGGCATCAACAATCCTGGGACGGCTGAACTGAGAGCTAGTCACAGGGTTCACACCCAGAGCACTGAACAGGGGACGCCCACCAGGGTGAGGGTCAAGAATCGGACCCTGGCTGCTGACAACTACCAGACCATTGAACCCACCAGCAGTGGGAATGGTATTAGCCTTGTCCAAACCCAGGTGCTCAGCAGCACGACGATGGAACTTCTGCCACCTGGTTACAGCTTCAGGGCTGCTGTTCTGGTGCAGACCATCCCACAGGTATTCACCAGCAGAACGGTATTGAAAGTCTCTGGCAACTACTGTGGGGTCAAGCCTTGACAAACGCTGCTTAACAGAGTCTGCCATCTCAAGGTCTCCACCCACCTTGTCAATCTGAGAGTCAAGGAATGCAATGCGGCTCCTTGCATTCTGAATCTGCTCAAGGTCAGTCTCGTAAAGGTCTCTGCCTTCATCTTCAGCAGCAGAAGCCAAACCTTCAATGTATGTGACCTTCTGCTCTCTCTCATCAAGGAACTTCCTAATGAGTGCATCAACTGCCATCTCTTCAATCCTTTGTCTAGAACGGTAGGGTTCTGACTAGGGAGAAGGGTGCAGTTCAATCAGATGGCTGAAGGGTGCCTGAATGGTTCAGGGGTGCTCTGGCCTATCTGGGCTGGGTGCTTCTGTGGTCTCCTGGGAGCGTAAGCCATCTGAGCCACGCTGGTCAAGGGGTGGTCTCAGATGTCTCCTGAGCACCTTCTGGCTGGCACTGAAGGTAATGCCCAGAAGCCTGATGGTGACCAGGATGCCAGTGAGAAAGCCTAAGAAGAAGGCTGAGATGAGTGGGAAGGCATCGTAATTGATACCCAGCACTGAGTCACTTAGCTTCTAGGTCGTCCATGGTGAGA